AATACCATTCTAAAGTATCATGCTCTTCTGAGGTATGTTCTTTGTCATACAAATATCCAAATGCATTTAGCTTACAATACCACCATGATCCTCCTTCCTCCTCTACTGAGTCCTCCAGCCATACTCTGTATTCTTTGTCCGGTAGCTGATAAGGTGGGTTTTGAATTGATATGTCATAGGTTTCTTTGTAGTAACCTTCTCCACCCATAGCAAAGAAGGCGGTTTTATCATCTGTTAATTTTACACTTTTTATGGTGCTTTCAACCGCCTCAATTATCTGCTCCTTTTCCATTTGCTTGGCTTGTTCAAACATACTTGTTGTTATGGTTAACTTCTCAATGTATTGCTCAACCAACCATTCTACTGCTGTTTGTTTCATCTTATTCTGATTTAAAGGTTTCGTTGTAGTATTGTTCTGCTTCAATGACTGAGTTTTTAGTGTCATAACATCTAGCCATTAAGTGAGCTCTGATAATCTGCTCCTTTTCCAAAACTAAATACTTGTAAAAGTGATCAACAAACTCCCTGCCTTTGGGAGTATTAGTGTCAAATAGTGATGGGTGTAATCTCTCCAATTCAGAGAATACTTTTTGTAGTGTTGTTTTCATGCTATTCTTTTTTGTTGGTCTATATCTTTAAATAGTTCTGTTTCTGTTCCTGCCTTGCCCATTGCTTTTAAGAAATCAATCTCAACTTTTGCAGATTGTATGATGACATTACCTACAATAGCAACTGCCTCAGCTTTTTTTATCTCTGCTTCTAATTGTTCCGGTGTCAGCTCATCATTGTCTAATCTCTCTAATGATGCAAAGAGGTGATTTCTCAAATCATTAATCTTGTTTCTTGCCATGAATTTTGTTTTTTAATTTATGATACAATTTAATGATTGCTTTTATTGGTGCAGGATAGTTATGAATAGAGTTTAAATTCATATTTTCCTCTCTTGGTATTAGATCTAAATTGTTGATCTCACAATTTTGCTCATTGTTATCTTTAAATCTGACAATATATCCTGGTGGTATTGGTCCATATTTCTGCTCATAAATAAATCTATGATAAAGCTGCCAGTTACTGTCTGATAGTTTGATGTATTGATACTTTTTACCACAGTTATCTTTACGCATACTTATAGTTCCAACTGGCTGAGTATTGTGTGGCTTGTTACCTTTTTTATACATAGTCATTTGACATTTAGCATATAGATCATCAGTCATTTTTTTACCTTTATTATGTGGTGTATGACCTTCTTTATATCTTGTGCTCATTCCATAAGACATTAAGTTCTCATATCCAGGTTGATATTTGTCTTTATACTCCTTAGTCTTTTTAATTCCATTTCTGTATGCTACATTGTAAACATATCTGATAGGCACATTAAGTTCCTTAGCAATAACATCAGTAGGCTCATTAGAATACCTGTTTAAAATTTGTTCTTTTAGTGTCATAGTTTCTCAATTTTTCTTATTAGTGGTGGCCACAGGTCCATTTTTCTGATGGCATCTTCTGGACTGTTTGCCTTGATTATTTTTATTAGTGTCATCCACTTGCCATCCTTTACTCTGTATGTTACTTTGAAATTCTGCATATTTTTTAGCTCTTAAATAGTTATTAAATAGTTCCATGTTAAAGTGGCCATCTTTTTGCCACCAATACTCACACTCTGCTGCTGTCATAATGTTGCAGCTAAGGCGGTTAAAAATATCAGCACAGGTATTACAATCATACAGATAAGAAATTCCTTATGCTCCTCGTTTCTAGGTATAAACTTTTTCATAATGAAGATATTTTTTGTTTGTAATTAATCAATCTGTAGAGACCTTTTTGGCAGGTATCTATTCTGTTGCTTAGTTTCATTGATAAGTTGTATAGACCTCCTCTATTGCACTCACTCATAACAAAGTTTAAATCTGTAATTCTTTGAGACATTCCTTGAATAAGGTCGTTTAAATCATGCAGCTTTTCCTCTATCAGATATTCTGAGTAAACTTGTCCAGATCCTTTACATTCTGAGCATTTAATGTCATTAGCACACCAAGGCTCAATACTTTCAGATATGTCAATGTATCCTGCTCCTGAGCACTCTACACATTCTGTCAATAAATTTTCCATCAGTTTTGTTTAATTTGATAGGTTGCAAAAGGTGTCCATAATGTTTCACCTTGTAGTAAATGATATTCAATATCAGTCCAGTATCCTGATAGTTTTTCTTTTGCATATTTAAAACTTACTATTGTTTCAGTTCCAAATTGTTTACAAGTTCTAATGACTTGTGGCTTTTTGTTAGTTTGCTTTTTCATATTGTTTTTTGTTAATTAATATAGACAAATGTAAATAAGTTTTTACAAATATGCAAAAAACTAAACAAAAAAGTTTTTAACAATATAATGTTAATTATTTTTTACTGAATTTTTTACTGATCCATTTAGCAATTCTCTTGCCTACCATCTTCCAGAATGGAGTCTTGGCATTTATAGACACATCAATACCGGTATCTGTTTTTGTTATGTCAATGTCTAGATTTTTGGAGTCTAGTTTAAATGTTTTTTGCACCTCATCTTTGATATATTGCACATCAACATTTTCTGTATCTAAGTTGACGCTAACATTTTGACCTTCTTTTTGAATATCAACATTTACTTTTTCGGTCTCAATTTTTATTTTCTTTTTTCTTGGCATTTAGAACTCATTTAGTAAACAATATGTAACTGGTTTTTTGTGTGCCTTAATATCATCAATTAAGATTTTATATTTTGAGGCAATGTTAGGTACTTGACATCCTGCGGACCAGTCATTAATTTGTGTTTTTTTTGCAGTAGATAGAATGTCATAGCTGTTCAAATGAAAGTTAATACCATAATAACCTGTCTGAGGTACACCTAGCTCTTCACTCTTGCCATCTTTATCACCATCTCTATAGACTACCACAGGAGCTCCTAGTTGTAAGAGTCCAGGTACTTTGTTTCTGTGCAATCCATACTTCCAAACATTGTAATACCACCTGTCAGATGCTAGAATAGCAGCACCAAGAGCATTAAATTTGTAATGATTTTTTAGAATAGTGAGGCCTGGATTAGTTGTGCCTGTCATAACACTATGAAATTTAGTGCCTAAAAAAGCATAAAATTTATCATCAAAGATATTAGTCTCATCCTCATTAGATCTTACACCTATGATCCAATAGTCATTAGGTATAAATTGAAAGGTATCTAATTGCTTGACTCTATCTAAGAGCTGTTGATCAGTGTAGTTCTTGACGTTGCTCATTTTTTTCTATTGTTAATTGAGATAAAGTAGCTGCAACTGTTCCTGCTGTTGCTACATATCCGGCAACAGTTACTACTAAAGCAGGTAAAGATACAGGAGCTGTCATAATTACACCTGCAACAGCACCCAATGCTATTGAATATCTTTGTATTATTTTCCAAAACTTAGGCGTTTTAGCAGACCATCTCTCTTTTAGTGTCATTTGTTTAAGTTTATGTCAATTAATTTGTTGACTGATTGTGTTAATTTTTCTATCTGTTGAGCTAGATTTTTTATTTCAATTTTAGTCATTTTTTCAATAGCGTCATATTTATATTTTAACTCATTTTCAACAAGTTCAATTTTACCTTTCAACTTACCCTGTGTTTCAACTACTTCTTTTTGTTCCTCCATTACTGATTTTAAGTCGCTGTGTAAGTTTTTTAAAAAGTATCCTATTAAAGATATCATTCCTGTAATAACAGTAAATGCAATTTCATTAAATCCCATCACAAAATTAATATATTGTTATTGTATCCATTTTCTCTGTACCCTCCACAATTACAATCCAGGTTATTGCAGTTACCATTACAATTACAAGAACAGGCAATCATTGGTTTTAGGTCTGTGTCTTTGTTTGCTTCACTTGTAAACTCCGGATAGAGGTCCTTGTTAGCAATCAAATACTTAATTAATCTTTGCTCAAAGAATGCAGCCTTTTGTGCATAGTGTTCCATGCCAAAGGCAACCTCTGATCTGGTAACACTTCCTGAGAAATCTCCAAATTGAGTCTGCAATCCTTTATTTTTTAGTTGATATGTCAATCCAAAGACAGCATCTTCTGCACTTCTCCATGCAATGACAGGCTGTATGTATGCCACAAGTGTCTCCTCATCATTATTTAAGGTCTGATTGTTATACTTTGTAAGTAGGTAATTGTAAAACACTGTACCTAAAACAGGCATAACTCTGAGCTGTGCCTGTGTAGCTATGTAAGGAGTAACATCATTGACATCAACATTAGCTGTGATAGGTGTGTTAGTCTTTAAATAGTTCTCTGTAATAAAGTATATCATATTGCTGTAGTGTTTTCAGTTGGTATTGTATCTCCTCCTTCTATTGGTGGTAATGATGCTAGAGCTCTTACTTCATTAGGTGTCATTTTTTCAAGAACCTTAGTAGCAACTAATGGACTCAATGAGTTCAATGCATCAGATGTCCTAGATGTATCTCCTTCAAGCTCAATGATAGTCTCATTAATGATCTGAAAGTTACTAAGTTCAAACTTACCTGGTATCTTAGCAATCACCATTAAATCACACACAACATCCTCTACTTGAGACCTTAACGGCATAACAACATTCTTTTCAAATATAACATAAGCCTGTTTGATATCACTACCGGATCCTAGTGCTCCTTGTGTTCTTACACCCATGAGGATAGGATCTATTGTATGAGCAAAGCATATCTGCTCTGTGTTCAATGATGATGCCTCTTGAAATAGTTTGTCATTGCTATTTGTAGGTAAGCTCTCTATTTTTGGTAGTGCATCTTGATTGTTAGCAAAGAATGCCACAGCTTTACCTGCATTAGCAGCACCTTTCAGCCTATCAATGGTCTGCTTGATCATGTGCTTCTCCTCCTCAGACTGTGGTCTCTTAGGAAACATCATAGCAAAGGATGGAAAAATAGAGTTTTGGATGTTGCTCTTAGCAAAGTAACTCAACTCACCACTTAAAAATGCAAAGTTCAAAGCTGAGGTGTATTGAGGCAAAGGATAAAACTCTTGGCCTAGTGTCATTAACTCATAGCAGTACAGCTGCTCATAGTCAGTACAAGTAGGATGGTACTTTTTGATCGGTATTATGTCAATCCTTGAGGACCAGTCATCACATAGATAATACATTTGCATATCTTTTGATACCCTGACCTTCTCTGCTGAGATTAAATAAGACTTAGTGAGCTCACCTTTTTTATTAAAACACACTTTAAAATATACTCTGTGGTGAACTATCAGCTGTTGAGCTATTGCTCTTGCAGTCTTATTAAGTTTGATTTTTTTCTCAAAGGTGTAGATGTTTAACTTGTCCTCAGCTGACACCTTCTCAGTGTGTATTTCATAGCCACCACCTACAGCTGCATTAGTTTTGTAATCAACAATAGCACCATGTAAAGGAGATGTGTAATAAATCTGATTAAGCAGCTCTGGATAAAGATTGTCCTGTCCAAAAGGTACATAACCTGCAATTTGATACCTGCCGTTTACATAAGGCAGTGAGAGGTTTGCTCCTCCTACCTTTTGAAATGGTGTTGAGAAGGATTGATAACCTTCTACCACTTCTACTTGTTTTGGCTTATTGCCAATAAATCTGTCATACCATGCCATTAGTCATAGATTGAATTTGTTTGTATTCCTGCCACTACCATTCTACCTTCCTCTATCATATTTAATCCTGTAGGATCCATTGTTGACTCATCACTTTCATAAACCTTATACTTATACTGTCCTTTTACAAATTCAATATCAGCAGGTTCGTCCAATGTAAACAGATTAAATCTACTTGTATAAGGTGATGTATCTGTAGGCTGCCAATAGATAGGATCCTCAGCAGTATCAAACTCACCTTCAAATTCAAATAAGTAAAAGACAGGAGATATAGTTGTTACCTCAGTTAATGTCAATACAATTTTATTCTCTGTATCCTTTTCAAGATATATCATACCTATATTGTATCAATGAAGATAAAAAATTAAAAAAGCCTCACAATGTTGCAAGGCTCTTTTATGTATTTGTGTAATCTTTTAGATACCTACTAAGGCCTCAGCAACACCGTCCTCAATTTCGTGGGCCAAGTTTTCATTTTCAGCAACTAGAGTAACGGAGTACTTACTACCATCAGCCCTGGCTGTGCCACTTCCTTCGCCTGTTCCAGTCAATTGTAAGTCAGGAAAATACCAATACTTACCATTCATATCTAAAACTACAGCAACTAAGTAGTCTTGACCTGCTCCTAAAATTTTGATTGCTTTTGATTTGAGGTGCTCTCTTCTATGAAACATCAATGTAATAGTCTGTGTAATGTAACTAGATCCATTGATTAAATCAATAGCTGCTTCCTCTGTGTAAGATGACACATTCCTACGAAATTGCATCTCTTCAAATGCATCACCACCATTTATTAAAGAAATTCCATCAATCAGGTAATCATTAGGAGGATCATCAAAAGTGATAGATTCTGGGTCAATCTGATCTTGTCGGTTGATAAAAATTCTCGCAATGCCACCTGTGTTATTTTCACAGGTTTTAACAATGCCTATTAATGTTGAACAGCTCATGTTTTATTTTTTTTAAATGTTTTTAAATAAGGGGTGAGATATACCCACCCCATCTATCAAGATTAATTGTTATTCAAAACATACGTTATAGACAACAATCTCTGCAGGGTTAACAAATGCAAAACCTGCTTTAAGGTTTACACGAGTTCTCAAGTAAGGCTCAGCAACAGTGTCAGACAAGTTAACAGCTTTCAATGCTTTGTCATCTCCTTCACCATCAAATGCATAGATCAGGTTGTTTTTCAATGTAAGTACTATTGTGTTTTCAGGCATACCTTGACATACTACAACATTTACTCCTAAGAATGTCAATCCAAGTGGTAAAGTTACAAATGTGTTTGTGTTACCTTGAGCAGCTGCAAGTTCGTATGCATTAGCTACATCAGTAGATACATACAATCTTAGATCTGCTTTTTTACGGATGATAGATGCAGGAGCAGCAGCAAAAACAGCAGTTAACTGATCAAGTACATTTGAGTTGTCTATTTGTCCATTGTAAAGTCCTACAACATTCTCATCAGCGCACAATCCTTTTAGGTATCCATCACACAAAGACAATAAATCATCTTCTGAGTCTGTATCACCTTGCCATCTTAAAAGCTCAAGATCTGATCCTACTTTGGCTGCCATCTCATTCCAATAGTATGCCATAAAAGATGCAACAGTGAAATCACCATTAGATCCTTTTGCCATTTGTAAAGCTAAGAATGATTGCTCTACATCAAACTGACAGATCTGTGCCATTGCTGACAATGCACACACCTCAATATCTACTGCATCTAACTGATCTTCTGGTGCAGTGAATGGACAAGTACTTGCCTGTAAAATAGGTGCAGCAAATGTTACATTAGCCAGTTTTGTTTTTGATTTGATACCTGGTAATGTACGGAAATTGTTAGGTATATCCTCTGAGGAAATATACGCTGCTGAGTAAAACTCATCTGGGTTTGCATTTAATAATGCGTTAGACTCAACTTCTAAGTCAAATTTTAATTTACGGTTCATGTTTATCTGGTTTTTGAAAATTTTACAAATGCTTTAAAAAGCTCTCTTGAGCTCATGTAATTTTTTTTGGCTTCCACCTCAGTCTCTTCTTTTTCTCCTTCCATTGCTGAGATGTGCTCCTCTAATTGATTTTTGAGGTCAGCTATGATAGCCAAGATTTGATTAACCTGCTCCTCCATTACAGGAGTAACAATTGCAAGAACAGCCTCAGCATCAGCAGTTACATCTACTGCCATTTTTACTGCCTCCTCTTCTTCTTCTTTGACTTCTTCTTCTGCTGCTTCAACTTCTTCTTTTTCTTCTTCCTCCTCTGCAACTTCGTCAGCCATTTTTTCTTCTTCTTTTAACTCTTGAGAGTTAGCTTTGATCTCAACAATCTCACCATTTTTTACAACGTAGATTTGATCTTTAATTAAGTGTTCACCTTCTGGTAGTTTCATATTATTTTGTTTTATGATTTCCGATAATTTAAGTCCTAAAAAGCCTTCAATGCTATATCCTAACTGATTTGACTCTACTAAATGTTGATAGTATTCTTTGTCTGTAATCTGTGTAGTAATCATTAGAGTTCCTTTTGGTACTTCGATGCCATAGGTAGTGTATGCTTTATCCTCTTTTGGGTTCTCTACCATCCATGTCTCTAAGATATATGCAGGTACTTTTTCTTGTGCATTATGTTCAAGGTTAAATATGTCCTTGTTCTGTAGGTTCTGCATAAACTTACTATGGATAGACTCAATGACCTCCTCAGTAAAAAGCACATCATACTCAGTGCCATCCTCATCCTTACGATATATCTGCATGGGTATCATAGCCGGAGCTACAATTCTCATCTTGACATCATCCTTAAAAGTCATTTGAGCTACAGCATTAAATGCCATGCCTAAAACTTTTATGGCCGGAGTTGAGGTAAAGGCTATCATCTCAACACCTAAATCTTCACCATCAGAATACTCAGGATCAATAGTAATTTTATACACTGGTCTGTCCATGCCTATATTGTAAAAAGTTTTATATTTGTTAAAAATTAATTTATGGTAACAATACTAAACAAAGAAATTCCTAACCAATTGAATGAGCTGA